ATGGAGAATTATACCATGATTGACCAGCTGCAGCAACTTGCACTGCTAAGTCACAATTTGGTGCACAACATGATTGAATACCTGATGTAGATAATCTAGCAGTAGATGGATTTCCATCTAATTGTATATTTGCAGGCATTGCTTGAGTACCATAAATAGCAAACGCAATTTGCTTTACTTTGAGACCAGTTGAACCTGGTGATAAACTTTGACTTAATCCAACATTTAATGCACCTGAATCTGTTCCACAACCTAATGTTGTAGTAGTGAAACCATTATAATCATATCCTGGTGTTTGAGCATTTATTAACGGTAATAATAACCCTATAAGAATTGAAAATAAACGCATATATTATTATTAAATAATTTTATTATATATAAAGAAAATAAAATTATTATTAAATTATTAATTTGCATAAGCTAAACCTGCCATACCTGACATGACTCTAAGCACATTGTAATTAAATGCATAGATATTGAGTGTAGCTGCTGTTGGAAGATATATTGATGAAAATGTAGCTGATGCACTAATATTAGATGTTCCTAAAGCACGACCAATAGTAAGTTGTAATGTAGCATTATCAATACGAGAAAAATTACATGTTCCAGATGGCTGATGTTCTTGAGGTGTAAGTGCAAATGAATATACATTAATACCATCTGATGGTGTATTTGTAAAACATTGATATGGTTGAACATAGTTAAAATAATTACCATCACGAATATTAAAACGATCGTGACCATTTAATTGGAGTAAACCAGTTAAGACAGGATTTTCACTTCTGTCTAATTGGAGACCATAATTAGTCCAATCATATACTACATAATCCCATACAGATGAACCTTGATTATTATATAATGATGTATTACGAGTAATACCAGGACTGGATGCTAAAACTATACTTTCAAGTGTAGCACAATCAAGAGATAATACATCAATTGGCATTAAACTTCCTGTAATTGTAAGATTATCTGGATTTAAAACTAACGGATCTACAAATACTGCAGCTGCATTATTAAAATATGTCAAATAATTACCTGCTAACAATGGATTAGGTAAAACAGTATTTTGTGTTGATGAACTAGGTTGAAGTGAACCACTCACAATAAGAGCATATGCAAGAATAAATCGTTTGGTAGCTAAAAGTTGCATCGCATCATGACTATCTGAATTATATGCTAAAAAACGTAAACCAGTTATCCAACGTGCTAATTGAATATCCCATGCGAGAAATTTACATGGATGATTAAATATTAATCGTGTACGTGTTGCTGTTGTTGATATACTTTCAGATGCTGGAAATTGTACTTGTTCAATAAGATATTCGTGTGTAGCTTGTGCAAAACGTTTGCGTTCTTCTTGGTCAAGATATATATAATCAACCCATAATGATGCATATGCAACAGAAGGTATTTCTGCCCATGATGCACTTGTAATATTGGTTCCATTCCCATAATTAGTAATAATTAATTGATTTAAAGGTGCTATGTCAAATGTAATACGTACTTCATGATATTGTAAAGCAATTAATGGTATACCTAATCCATCATGTCTGCAATGAAAAAATTGGAGAGGAACATTAAGTGTATATTGTTGATTCTGATTAGGAGCATTATAACCATATTGGTCGTTAAGTGATGTCATTTCTGGTACATTACCAATCATTCTATTATAACCACGAACTTGTCCAACAAGTTGAGTAAGTTCAAACCAAATATTGAGCCAATCACCATATTGTTTATCAATTTGAGTACCACCAATTTCTAAGAAATAATCTTGAATTAAAGCATGACCTAAACGAGGTGTCCATGCCCATTGAGGTGTAAATGATTGACCACCTGGAGAAAGAGTAATTGGATTAAGTACTCCTTGATTAAGAACAACTCGAAGATACATTTTTGTTACAACATCAGCATTACGAGTTAATTGAACTGTTACACGTGTATTAAAATCAAATGTACCTGCAAATGTTTGTTCAATTGCTTCAGAAGCAAAATTTGTATATCTGCGATAAACTACTTTGAAAAATGTAATTTGTGGATTACCTGTTAAATATATATCTTGTGCACCATATGCGACAAGTTGAACTAAACCACCACCTGCCATTTTTAATCTATATATATATATGATATATTTTTTTTAAGTTGATATTTTGAAAGTAAGATTATTTTATAGTATAATATATAAAATAATAAATAAATAGTACGTCTAGTTGGAGTATGCAAGACCAGCCATACCGCTCATGACACGGAGAACGTTGTAGTTGAAAGCATAGATATTGAGTGTGGCAGCAGATGCAAGGTAGACAGATGAGAAGGTTGCAGATGAGCTAATGTTGGCTTCACCGAGAGCACGACCGAGGGTGATTTGGAGTGTGGCGTTATCAATACGGGAGAAGTTACATGTTCCGGATGGTTGATGTTCTTCAGGTGTGAGGGCAAATGAGTATACGTTAATACCATCAGAAGGTGTGTTGGTGAAGCATTGGTATGGTTGGACGTAGTTGAAGTAGTCACCATCACGGATGTTGAAACGATCATGACCGTTGAGTTGGAGTAAACCAGTTAAGAAAGGATTTTCGGTTCTGTCGAGTTGGAGACCGTAGTTATCCCATTGGTAGACGACGTAATCGTATACAGCTGAACCTTGATTGCTGAAGGTAGATGTATTACGAGTAACTGCACCAGCAGCGTTTACTGTAGCTTCGAGGGTGGCTGCATCGAGAGAGCAGACATCGAGAGGGAGTAATGTACCAGTGATGGTGATGTTATCAGGATCGAGGACGTATTGGTCAACGTAGACTGCACCAGCGTTGTTGAAGTAAGCTAACCAGATACCTGCTAAACCAGATTTAGCGGTGATTTGATTGTTTAAGAGAGGGTTAGGTTGGAGACCACCAGATGTGAGTGCTGCATAACCAAGGATGAAACGTTTAGTGGCTAAGAGTTGCATAGAAGTTGTATCATCTGAATTGTATGATAAGTAACGGAGACCAGAGGTCCAGCGGGCTAATTGGAGATTCCAGACAATGAATTTGCATGGGTGGTTGAATGTTAAGCGGGAACGTGTGGTTGTGGATGTAACAGTTTCTGGTGATGGGTATTGAACTTGTTCAATGAGGTATTCGTGGGTGGCTTGGGCGAAACGTTTGCGTTCTTCTTGATCGAGGTAGATGTAGTCGACCCAGAGAGAAGCATAGGCAACGTTAGGTGGTGTGCTTGACCAGATTGGTTGACCACCGTTGGCGTAGTTGGTTACAATTAATTGATTGAGTGGGGCAATATCGAAGGTAATACGAACTTCGTGGTATTGGAGAGCAATTAATGGTAAACCTAAGCCATCGTGTCTGCAGTGGAAGAATTGGAGAGGAACGTTGAGGACGTATTGTTGACCTTGGTTGGGTTGGAGACCAGTGTTGTTGTAGTTGAGTTGGTTTGTTAATGATGTCATGGCTGGGACGTTACCGACCATTTTGGCGTAACCACGAACTTGACCAACAGGGTGGGTGAGTTCGTACCAGATGTTGAGCCAGTCACCGTATTGTTTATCAATTTGAGTACCACCGATTTCGAGGTAGTAGTCGTTGATTAAGGCATGGCCTACATTACGTACCCAAGCCCATTGAGGGGTGAAGGATTGACCACCAGCAACAGTGACGTTGGCGAGTAAACCTTGGTTGAGGACTACACGGAGGTACATTTTGGTTACAACGTCGGCATTACGAGTTAATTGAACAGTTACACGGCTTCCAAAAGAGAATGTACCAGTGAATGTTTGTTCAATAGATTCAGATGCAAAGTTTGTGTGTCTACGGTAGACGACTTTGAAGAAAGTAATTTGTGGGTTACCAGTGAGGTAAACATCTTGGGCACCATAAGCTACGAGTTGTACTAAACCACCACCTGCCATTTTTTAAGTATATAACTATATCTCAGAAATTATTTTTAAAAATATTAACCTCAAAATAATTAAAAAATAATTAAAAACTAAATGTTTTTTTCAATATGCCCTTTTTTATTTATTTTTTTTAGTTCAGTAATTATTAGATACCAAATTTATTTATATGATTTATGGTATCTTTCCATGAGAAATATTTTATTTTATATATTTTTTAGTATGATTATTAAATATAACGCAAATTAATTATATTTTCTACTTAAATATTTTTTCTTTTGTATAACATGTCAACATTTAAAGAAAAAACAACCAAATATTCTTCTTTTGTAAATAATAAAAATAGAAAAAAACAAGCTAATATTCAAGATACCGTTGACATTTGTCATCAAAAGAATATGGAAGCATTTAATCAAAGACACGATATGGTAGGAAAATGGAAAGCTAAAATAGAAAAATACAAAAGTGACATAGATACAATAAATGCAAATCCTCAAAATATTGAAACCGATAATAAAAAGAAATTATATCAAGAAAAAATAGAAATATTAACTAAAAATATCTCAGAAACTGAAAGTCATCATTCTGAATTAGAATATTTTTATAATACTGTTGATATTTTAGTTAATTATTACGAAGAAAATGAATCATCACCACATACTGCTAACAAAGCTTCTTTATTAAATGATTATCTTAAAATAACAAATCATACTACTAATAAATTATCTCATAATGCAATTCTAGAATGTCCTGAATGTAAAACTGAAATGACTGTTCATCAACATGATGGATTAATGGTTTGCACTGGTTGTGGTCGCTCCAACGACATTTTATTAGATACTGATAAACCTAATTACAAAGAACCTACTCAAACTAGTAAAAACTATACTGCTTATAAAAGAAAAAATCATCTTAACGAAAAAATTAATCAGTTTCAAGCTAAAGAAACAATTGATATCCCTCCTGAAATTTATGAAGAAATCAAAAGTGAAATTAAAAAATTACGCTTGTCCAATGATGATATTAATCATAAAGTTATGCGTGATATCCTTAAAAAACTTGGTCATAATAAATATTATGAACATATCACTCACATAATTTGTTTCTTAACTTGTAAATTACCTATTACTATTACACGTGAAGCTGAACATAAAATAGATATGATGTTTGAAGAAATTCAAGAACCTTTTGAACTATTCAAACCTAAAAATCGTAAGAGTTGCTTAAACTATAATTATTTAATGCACAAATTCTTTGAACTTTTAGAATTAGATGATTATCTTATTTATTTTCCTTTACTCAAAAATCGTGAAAAATTACAAGAAGTTGATATGACATGGAAACGTATTTGTGAACACTTAAACTGGGAATATTATCCATCTGTCTAAAAA